ATGCGGTATCCTTCGAAGACGCTGCCGCCGCCTGAGTGAATCTCAACCTCCAGAGTATCAACGGCATTGTCAGCACAAGCCACGATCTCGCCAAATGCGTATGCGTTATCAACGGCCTTCATGCCGTAGACTTTGGCGATGTCGTCAATCAGCTTGTCCACGCTAAACTTGTCCACGTGGTCATTCAGCTTTACCTTTGCCGCTTTGTTTTCGATTTCGATCATAGAGTTTTCGAGTTGTTTTGATTGTTGATTTGCCCATGCCTGCCCAGCGTCGCCGCCCCAGAGCGCCCATGCGATGCGGCCCGCTGATGGATAGCCTTCCTCGCCTTGTCGGAATCCTTCTGCTTGCTTGTCGACTTCATGCCGAGCGAAGTATGAGACCATTCGGTTGATCGTTTCCGGCGAGAGATTGACGCGATTACTGATGTCGCGAGCGCGCGCAACTCCGACGGCAGTGCCGCCTCGGTTGTATTCAGCACGCCACGCTAGTCCGCGCCGTGCTTCTTCAGCCATCTCTGCGGTCGGTTTCATGCTGTAACAGTCTGCGGTGTTTCGTTAGGCGTTAGCATTGCCATCTCGCGATCCTCGATGACGATGCCAAGTCCTGATTCGTTGATCGCTTTCTGCTTCAGCTTCTGTTGCGTGAGATAAGCAAGTCGCTCATCGAGGTGCTCGTCTGGCGATTTGCCGAGATAGCCTAGAATGTCCTGCGGGTTGAGGAATCCGCCTTTCCACATCTCGATCAGTTCTTTCGATACGCGTCCATCATCGATGGTGAGCTTTTTGGGGTAGGTGAATTTCCACTTCCACCAGTCTTTTGCAGCTTGCAAGCGTCCAAGATTGATGAGCTTTGCCACCGCATAGTTGATGATCCGATTCGCCGCGTATTCGAGCAAGTCTTGACGGTCTTCTACGGCTCGCTGTGCGCGTCCTAGATCTGCACGCTCTGCGGTGCCTTGTCCAGTAGCGTGCCAGACCATCGAGTAGGGCCAGTTAATTCCTGCAAGCGCCTTGCGATAGATCCGATTTTGGAAACTCTCCCACATGTCGCCAGGTCGATCGTTCTTCACGACCTCCAGCTTGCCTCCTGACTTTGCGGAGAAGTAGCGAACCGTCCCGCCTTGGTAAGTCTCGGAGATGATGCCGCTTTCGTTCGTGCAGCTTGTCCCACCGATGATGTTGGCGTTGTCATCAATGTCTGGTAAGCCAGTCTCATTGTGCTCGGTCATCACGATGGATGACAGCATGAGCTGTGCGTAGCGTTCCCATTCGTGAGATTGCAGAGCATCGCGCAGGTCATTTATCGCGTGAGTGAATGCCGGTAATCCGCGCCCCTGTTCCTGCCATGACGGATCGAAGATATGCACCATGTTCTCGGCGCTGATGTATTGGATCAGATTGCCTTGCTCGTCGTTGAAGCAGTAAGCCGCAGGTGCGCCATTGGCGTAGATGATGCCATCGGTGAGAGTTCTGCCACGATACTGGCCAGTGGTCAGCTTGCCATCCTGCATGTCCCTTGGCGTGGCGATCCGATGCGCTGGAATTTGCTGGATTTTGGGGTAATCGTTGTCGGTCTTTGTCAGCAGGATGAAAGCCTCACCGTCTCGGTCCACCGCGCATGACATGGCATAGAGATTCGTTTGGAAAGTATTCTGCCCGCCGCGAACGTCGCAGATGCGATACCATTCATCGTTGAGCAACTCCTCGGATTGCATCGCGAACTCGCGATCTTTGGACTTGCTCTGAGCTTGCCATGAGCGCCCGACGGCATACATGGCTTTTTGTTGGATGGCGCCAAGCAAAACACCTTCGTTCAGATAAAGCCGACGCGAAAAGGAAACGAGCGCCTTGCGGTCATAGCTCGGCACCAGTTCGCCGATGTCCTTCATCTGCACGGGTTGATATGGTCGCGCTGGTGAATATCTCACCGCGCTCTGTGCTGCCTTCCATGGCTGTCCGTATTGGTCGACGATCATAAATTCTTAGGATGGTGTCAGCATGTCTCCCACCGTGCGGGAGTTCGGGCGAATCCCGCGCTTAATCCACGCGATAGCAGTATTGAGCACGACAAGCCGAGTCGTCTCAGGTAGTGATACAAGAACCGTGTAGCTGATTCCGTTCTTCTGGGAATTCTGAAGATCGTTCATTTTGCCCTTGGTCAACATTCCGTTAAGAGCTGCCGCTCGCGCCTCAATCAATGAGCGCAAGATATTAGGGTCATCTTGCGCGGCATCATACCACGCCTGAACCAAAAGTTTGACCGAGACATCCATTACTCATGGAGTCGTGTCAAAAGTCTCGACTGATTCTTTATCGTGTTTTTTGAATCGCGAGCGTTTTCAGCCATTCTTCTGGCATTTTGTCATGCTTCTGCATATTGCACTTTGCACAAGCAACAACCAAATTTGACAAGCAATGCAGTCCGCCCTTGATTAACGGGACAACGTGATCGGCATGGCAATCTTTTGGGGCGAATTCACCGTTGCACCAGTGGCAACTTACAATGCTTTTTGATTTCCACTGAATAGTCCATTTTTTAATTTCTTGGTAATCACCGATTGACGCTGATTTTTTTATGGCTCTGCGTTTGGCGTGACCAGCAAGCTTTATTGCTTTTCCCTCATCGCTTTGATAATAATCTTTTTTCTTTTGGCTTAGTTCTTTTTTCTTCGCCATTCTGTATGCTCGATGATATTCGGCGAGTTTTTCCCTGTTTTTCTTGCTGTATTCCCTCTTTGTCGCCGCAATTTTTTCTTTGTTTTGCAAGCTGTATTGCTTTTGTTTTTCTGCTCGCTCTTGTTTTTTTGCTTGGTAATTCGCTTTGCTTTGCTCAATCAGCTTGGCTTTGTTGGCTTCCCTGTATTTCTTTTGGTAATCACTCCTTTGCTGTTTTGTCTTTTGCTGATAAGCCTTTACCTTGTTTCTCACTTTTTCTTTGTTCTTTTGACCGTATTCCTTGAAATAGATCAAAAGCTTTTCCCTGTTTTGTTCTCTGTATCTTTTTTGATACTCTTTTGCTTTTTCTTTATTCGCCTCTCTGTATGCCTTGGATTTTGCTTTTTGTTCTTCTGGAGTCATTTCTAAAAAAAGGAACGCCTTGAGCTTTAAGGTGAGACCATCCGAAGATGACAAAAAGCGCAAGGCGTATTACTTTTGGGAATGTCTTGTTGCCGTCTCACTTGCAACAAGGAAATTATGCCATGTAATCGCAAAATATCAAGAAAAACTTACTCACTCTCATCATTCTCTTGCCGTGTGCCGATCAGTCCAAACATCGACGCAAGAACGATCTGCATCGCTTCGCAGTCGGTCGCGTGGTTGTCGTTGTGGCGCTTTTTCCAGACTGCGGTTTTTCCCTCGCCGCGGCGAACCTCGGCATCGATCTGCCTGAGGTATTCTCTGCCAGCATCATCGGGAATTTCCCATGCAACGCCTTTCTGGTTTCGAAGCTGAAAAAGAATGTCCTTGTGATGAAGGTTTGACCAGTAGCAGACCATCGTCTTCTTGCCGTCTGAGGATGTAACGTTCTGGTATCGGCTGTAGGATTTGTAGACCGGCTTACCGCTTTTCGTCGGGTGAGGGTAACTATCGCGAGCATCGCCCCGAAGCGCGAGCCAGTCATACTGAGCGCATCGCTTGTAGACCTCGTCCTTTTGATAGCCGCAGTCGATTTGCGTCTTGCGGTTTTCGACCTTGTAAGTCTCCTGTATCACTTTGCATCGTTCCCAAGTGTCGATCTTTCCGAACCATAGCAAGCGTGAGGATCCGTCGGCTCGCCATGCCCGAATCACGCCCCAGAAGTGGTCGGCCTGACGGTCGAGCGTGAAGAATCGCTGTGCCTCGTCATCGATCGGCTGCGCTTGGTCGTAGTCAGAAAGCAGATACCCGAAGTCCGAAAGCGTGACACGATTGTCCTCCTGCTCATCGCTCCAGAACTCTGCGAGCCGCTTCTGGATGAACTGCCGCAGAAGATCGAGATTGCCGCGGCTCACTTCGTCCATGGCTTCGCATCGCTCGATCACAAGCCGCCAGAGCGGAAGGCGCCAATTTGCCAGAACTGAGTAGTGGTATCCCTTAGAATCCGGCATCCCGTCGGTCTGCTGAATGTATTTTCCTGCTGTTGCCAGTTCGCGTCGGATCTGTGGCTTGTCCTCGATGTGGTAATCGCAATCGGCATTCGAGCACTTGATTCTGGCCGTCTGGGCCATCGTCACGCGATCTGCGATGGTGTCATCATAAACGACGTTCTCCCAGCGCCAGCCTTGCCATGTCTGGCATGAGGGGCAGCAGAATGAGAATTCATGCTGCGAAGTCGCCGCCCATTTCTTGTGCCAGTCGTCACCGACATAGCCGCCTTGGCTTAGAAGGTAGAACTGCCGATTCCAGCGGTCGTGCAATCTCCCCTGAGCCTCACGGATCATGCCCTTTTCCCACATCCAAACCTCGTCGCAGAGAACGCGGCGCATGGATTTTGCGTTGAGTCCTGACATGTTTGCCCCTGTCAGGAACATGCTCATATGCGGGAAAATGATCGCATCCTTCCGTAACTTGTGCCGATGCTTTCCAGTTGGAAGTAGTCCTGCGGTTTCCTTCGTGTTCCGCAGCGTGTGTTGCATCCGCGTCTCTGCCCAGTCCTTGATGTCGGCATCGGTCTGCCCCACGATCATCGTTCCTCCAGGGTCTTCGGAGATGACGAAAGAAAGCGCCGCCTCGATCATGGTCGTTTTGCCAGTTCCGACCGGAGCGAGTAAGCAGACTTCCTTCGCGTCAATATCGGCGAACGCGTCCAGCGGTTCTCGGAGCCATGGAGCGGAGTCTGCTTGGTAGGTTGGCGACAGTCCCTCGTAGAGCGCCACCCTGCCAGTTGCCCACTCGCTCGGAGGCATCTTGACCGGTGGACGGCACGCGGAGCGGAAGGCTGAAAAC